AGTCATCCTTATTGATGAAGCAGATAACACAACCCCAGATGTACAACTCCTCCTACGGGCGTCTATTGAGGAGTTTAATCGTAACTGTCGATTCATCTTCACTTGTAACTACAAAAACAAAATCATTGAACCCCTCCACTCCCGATGTGCCGTCATTGATTTCTCAATCAAAGGAAAAGAAAAAGCCCAACTTGCTGCAGGTTTTTATGGACGCCTTCAAGAAGTCCTTCAACAAGAAAATGTAGAGTATGATCAAAAAGTTTTGATTGAACTTATCAACAAACATTTTCCCGATTGGCGCCGAGTCCTCAATGAATGTCAACGATATGCGGTAAGTGGTAAAATTGATAGTGGAATTCTCGCAACATTTTCTGATGTAAGTATAAATGAACTGGTTAAGAATCTCAAAGATAAGAACTTTACTGAAGTCCGAAAGTGGGTGGTCGGGAACCTTGATAACGATGCTTCTAGTTTACTTCGCAGGGTTTATGACGCCGCTTTTGATTATCTTACACCCTCATCTATTCCTGCTGCTGTTCTTGTTATTGCTAAGTACCAATACCAATGTGCGTTCGTGGCTGATCAAGAGATAAATATACTTGCTGCCCTTACAGAAATTATGGTGGAGTGTGAATTCAAATGATTATTACTTTTCACGAAATCTGGTACTTTATTGAAACAACGCATGTTGAAGATAATACTGTTCAACTAATTCACCCAGAAACTGGAGCAAAGATTCCTTCGGACATTTATATTATTCAAACTCCTTGGGAGAAACGATATGATATGAATGTGTTGAGAAACTTGTGGGAAGAATGTTATTCTTTTATTGTTCATGGTAGTTGCGTTACGCCCAATGTTCGTCAATTGATTGAAGAAGTTGAAAGGGATAATAACGTTGAGGCACAATCTCATATCTATATGGGAAAAATTGGTAGCAAATCATTCACAATACATTGTGACAAACCAGATAATTTGATTGTTCAATGCATTGGAAAATGTAAAGTAACCGTGTATAATGAATGCGGCAATCAACCATGTTCTCATGCTGATGATGATCTGACGATAAGAGAACAACACATCCTTGAACCAGGAAATTCAATTTATATCCCATCACTCCAATTTCATTTAGTTGAACCACTCACTGATAGATTGAGTATTAGTATCCCAATGATTAAACAATGATTCTTAATGAAAATGATGCAGTTTGGGCTGCTGATGAATTTATTAAATATTTTTCCCAAATGTCCAATATTGAGGATTATTTGAGGTTTGTAAAAAAAGAAGTAATCGCATCCACAAGTTCTCTTGTTTCTCTTCATGATGAATTCTTTAACGAAGATATTCATCCAGAGGATATGGACTTTAATATTAAGTTTGTAGGTGGAAGATTTCAGAGTGCTGTTCCTCAAGAACACTATGTCAATCTTTTGAGAGTGGTTTCTTCTCATAACAATGAATCAAATATTCCTGGTAGAGAACTACGGTGGATGATATTTGAGAAGAACACTAAGAAGGTTCTTGGGTTTATTCGGTTTGGTTCTCCCACAATCAATTCAAAACCTAGAAACGAATGGTTGGGTAAAGCACCTAATCTTTCTATTTTTAATCGACATGCAGCCATGGGATTTGTGATTGTTCCTTCACAACCTTTTGGTTACAACTATCTCGGTGGCAAACTTCTTGCACTTTTTTGTTGCTCTCATTTTGCTAGAGAAACTCTAAATGAAGTGTTTGAGAAGGAAATTGCTTTATTTGAAACAACTTCCCTTTATGGTTCTACTACAGATGCATCTCAATATGATGGTCTAAAACCATATATGAGATACAAAGGTCTCACTGAGAGTAAGTTTCTTCCGTTGCTTCATGATGAAGTATTTCACAAACTACACGACAGATTTACTCTGCTGAACAATAATACTCCACTAACCGATAACAAAGCTTCATCCAAGAAGATGAAACGTCAGACAAAAATGATTTCTATTATTCGTAATTCACTTCAGGACAAAGAGAAACTTGCCACATTCAATGCGGTTATTGATTCTGCATTTTCTCTTACTCAAAAGAAAAGATTTTATATTTCTGATTATGGTTATGAAAATGTTCGTGAAGTAATTCTTGGTGAACAGAAAGAACTTCGTAAAGGTCAGAACTGGGACAAGTTTGAACTAGAAAACATTGTTTCTTGGTGGAAGAAAAAAGCATCTAAAAGATATGAAAAACTAAAAGTAGAAAATAGGTTCAGAACTAAGGTTGAACTCTGGACAGATGATGATGAGATTCAAATTATCCGATGAAAGTAGAAGTTACTCTATTCAAGGCTGGCACGGTCTTTAAAGAAGAAGTGATTGCCAGAGACTATCAGGATGCAAAGCAAGTAGCACTTGCTCGTAATCCTGGAGCAACAGTTGTTAGCGTCACTGCAGTATTTAAATAATGGAACTCAAAGATTGGTTAAACTCTGTAAGTTTTAATAAGGAAAATCTTATTAAAGAAAGTCCAGATGTTATCAAAGAATATCCACCATATATTATTAATCGATGTCTTTCTGGACACATTGATTGTATTATGTTTGCCAATGAGATGAATCTTAATCATCACCTTGACAAAGACATGCAATATTTGTTTTATCTAAATACTCTTAGGAAAAAGAAGAGATTTTCTCCTTGGCTCCGAAAAGATAAAATTACAGATTTAGAATGTATCAAACAATATTATGGATACAGCAACGAGAAAGCATCTCAAGCACTGAAGATTCTAAATAAACAACAACTTGATTTTATTAAACAACGACTTGAAACTGGCGGAAAGAAATGACTACCGAAACTATTGAACCCCAAGTAAATTGGACACCCGACATGATGGTGGAAGTTCTTCTCAATGAACCTGATGACTTCCTAAAAGTTCGTGAGACTTTGACCCGTATCGGAGTTGCATCAAGAAAGGAGAAGAAACTCTATCAGAGTTGTCATATTCTTCATAAACAAGGACGTTATTACCTTGTTCACTTTAAGGAATTGTTTGCCCTAGATGGCAAACACGCTAACTTGACTGTGAATGATGTTCAGCGTCGTAATCGTATCACCAGACTGTTAGCTGACTGGGGTCTGATTACTGTAGTAAAGCAAGAATCTATTGCGGATATTGCTCCACTGAATCAAATCAAAGTTCTGTCTTACAAAGATAAAGGTGACTGGATTCTGGAACAGAAGTATAATATTGGTAAAAAGGGCAAGACCCAGGAAACCGAATGATTCTGTAGGGAGTTCAACACTCCCTTTTTTTGTATATCTCTTATAATTAGTAGTGGATGCCGAAAGGATCCACATCACTTAAGACGCTCAAGGAGGTCTACCATGTTTGGAACTAATTCCATTACTCTTTCTGTACCAGAAACCGAAAAGTATTTAGCTGCAATTCAAAGAAACAGCATTGGAATGGATGAGTGGTTTAGGAGACTAGATACTGCGTTTGAGACGCATACAAACTACCCACCATATAATCTTGTTAAAGAAGACACAACCAATTTTAGATTGGAAGTTGCACTTGCTGGTTATAGAAAAGAAGATATTGAAGTGACAACAGAATGGAATAAACTTACTGTTGAAGCAAAGAAAGTTGATGATGCATCTGATGAGTATGTGCATCATGGATTGGCAAAACGAGCCTTCACTCGCACTTGGACATTATCTGATGATGTGATTGTTGGAGATGTTTCTTTTGTTGATGGATTACTCACTGTCAAACTAAATAGAGTTATTCCAGAGCATCAGAAAAGAAAGACGTATGAAATCGTTTAGTTACCGATAACTAAATAGATTTGAATATCGTCGGCGCTGAGGGGTAACTGGCACAATCCAGTTGACACCCCTCTTTTTTATTGGTAGAATGGATGAAGGTAAACTAGTATTATGTCGATCAAAATTGTTCTGTTGAAATCTGGAGAGCAAATTATTTCAGATGTTCATGAAGTATGTGTTGAAGAAGATAAAATTGTTGGATATTCTTTGACAAGACCTTGTACAATTCATATGCAGAGAATTAGCTCTGATGATCTAATTACTACAAATGAACCAACTCCATTTGATATTAGTTTGTATCCTTGGGTTCCCTTGTCCAAAGATGAGACTATTATAGTACCTCAAGATTATCCTGTTGGATTTGTTGATCCTGTGGATCAACTGCAAGAAATGTATCAAACAAAAGTTCTGGACCTGTCAAAAGAAGAAAATGATTAAACTTTTAGTACTTACAAATAACGTAATTTTAGTTTCTAAAATTGAAGAAGTTCCTACCGAACTTGGAGAACCAGATTGCAAACTGACCAATCCATTTGTGGTTAAAGAGTCTGGTTTAGAACCATGGTTAGTTGATCATACAAATCAAAATGTATTCATGATTCATTCTGATAAAATTTTCACGATTACTGATCCTAAGCCCACCCTTCTTGAAAAATACGAGCAACTGACTAAATGAGATTCTATACCAATGTACAATTGATCGGCAACCAGTTTCTTGTTCGTGGTTATGAGGATGGAAAGTATATAATGTTCAAGGAGGAATATACTCCAACACTTTATGTTCCCTCTAAGAAACCATCAAAATATAAGACTCTTGAAGGGGATAATGTTGAACCTATTCAACCTGGTCTTGTAAGAGACTGTCGTGAGTTCTACAAAAAATATGAAGATGTAGATGGATTTCGTATCTATGGAAATGATAGATATGTGTCTCAATACATTACAGAAAAGTATCCAGAAGATGAGATTAAGTTCGATATCTCTAAGATTCGTCTGTATACTCTAGACATTGAGGTTGCATCGGAGAATGGATTCCCTGATGTAGAATCAGCTTCTGAGGAAATTCTTCTTATTTCGATTCAAGACTACAACACCAAAAATATTATTACTTGGGGAGTTGGACCATTTGTCAACAAACAAAGTAATGTAACTTATTTCACTTGCGATAGTGAGTATAGTTTGCTGCAACGATTTATCGATTGGTGGGATAGAAATGTTCCTGATGTAATCACTGGATGGAATGTGCAATTGTATGACGTTCCTTATATTTGTCGCAGATTAAATCGTGTTCTTGGTGAGAAACAGATGAAGCGATTCTCACCTTGGGGTCTGAATACTGAAAATGAAATCTATGTAAGTGGTCGAAAACAGGTTTACTTTGATGTTGGTGGTATTACTCAACTTGATTATCTTGACTTGTATAAGAAATTTACTTATAAGGCACAAGAGTCATATCGACTTGACCATATTGCTGAAGTAGAACTTGGTCAGAAAAAACTTGATCACTCCGAGTTTGATACCTTTAAAGATTTCTACACGAATGGATGGCAGAAGTTTGTAGAGTACAACATCAAAGACGTAGAACTTGTTGACCGCTTGGAAGACAAGATGAAACTGATTGAACTTGCTCTCACCATGGCTTTTGACGCAAAGGTTAACTTTGGTGACGTTTTCTATCAAGTTCGCATGTGGGACAATATCATTTATAACTATCTAAAGAAGAGGAATATTGTTATTCCTCCCAAAAAGCGTACTGCAAAGGATGAAAAGTATGCAGGAGCCTACGTCAAGGAACCGATTTCTGGGATATATGATTGGGTGGTTAACTTTGATCTTAATAGCCTTTACCCTCATCTCATCATGCAATACAACATCTCACCAGAAACCCTTCTGGAAGAGAGACATCCCACTGCAACTGTTGAAAAGGTTTTGAATCAAGAAATCAACTTTGAGTTGTATAAGGATTATGCGGTTTGTGCCAACGGTGCAATGTATCGCAAAGATGTTCGTGGGTTCTTACCAGAACTCATGGAAAAAATGTATGGAGACCGTGTAATCTTCAAAAAGAAGATGATTGAGGCTAAGAAAGCATATGAAAAAACACCAACGAAAGAACTGGAAAAGGAAATTGCAAGGTGCAATAACATCCAGATGGCAAAGAAGATTTCTCTTAACTCTGCTTATGGTGCTATCGGCAACCAGTATTTCCGTTATTACAAACTAGCAAACGCTGAAGCAATCACTTTATCTGGACAGGTTTCAATTCGTTGGATTGAAGATAAGATGAATGCTTATCTAAACAAGATTCTCAAAACCGATGGAGTTGACTATGTTATTGCTTCAGATACTGATTCCATCTATCTTAACATGGGTCCTTTGGTTGAAACTGTATTCAAGGGAAGAGAGAAAACTACTGAAGGCGTTGTCACATTCCTTGATAAGGTCTGTGAAATGGAACTTGAAAAGTATATTGAAGGTGCTTACCAAGAACTGGCTAACTATGTGAATGCATACGATCAGAAGATGCAGATGAAGCGTGAGAACATCGCTGACCGTGGAATCTGGACTGCTAAGAAACGATACATTCTTAATGTTTGGAACAGTGAAGGTGTTGCTTATGCTGAACCTAAACTCAAGATTATGGGTATTGAAGCGGTTAAATCATCTACACCAGCTCCATGTCGAAAGATGATTAAGGATGCACTCAAGATTATGATGAATGGAACTGAAGATGACGTGATTAACTTCATTGATAAGTGTCGTGAAGAATTCAAAACTCTTCCACCTGAACAGATCGCATTTCCTAGAACTGCATCCGATGTTCAAAAGTATTATTCATCATCAAACATTTATGCACTCAAAACTCCAATTCATGTCAGAGGAGCATTGTTGTTCAATCATTATGTGAGGACAAACAAACTGACAAATAAATATTCACTTATTAACAATGGTGAAAAAGTTAAGTTCATATTCTTGAAAAAACCAAATACAATTCAAGAAAACGTGATTGCGTTTATTCAAGATTTTCCTAAGGAACTTGGACTTGACAAATACATTGACTATGACCTACAATTTGAGAAAAGTTTTGTGGAACCACTCAAGTCTATTCTCGATGCGATTGGTTGGAATGTAGAAAAAACTGTAAACCTTGAACTCTTTTTTGCCTGATGGATCTACCAATTACTGATCAAGAACTGAATACAATTATTAATGCTATGGCTCTGGGTGGAGACACTGCATTATTTCAAAAACTCAAACTAGTAAAAGAACTGAGAGAGCAAGGTTCACCTTATAAAAAAATCTTACGTGAAGAATACGGGATGGTAGCGTGATGGACTTTCTTAAAGATATTGTAAAAGAAATTGGTGATGACTATACAAAATTAGCATCAGACATAGACGAGACTGAGACTTATGTGGACACGGGTTCGTACATTTTTAATGCACTGGTTTCAGGTAGCATATTTGGTGGTGTATCTGGGAATAAGATTACTGCTATTGCTGGTGAGTCTTCTACTGGAAAAACTTTCTTCTCCCTTGCTGTCGTTAAGAATTTCCTTGACGTTCATCCTGATGGTTATTGTCTCTACTTTGATACTGAGGCTTCCATCACCAAGTCCCTTGTGGAGTCACGCGGCATCGACACATCACGTTTTGTCGTGGTTA